CACCCGTAATATCACTCTGGATCAACGTCCAGATCAGTAGCATCAAAACCATCCTCGTCTATTATATCATGACCAAAGTACTCATTATGGTACCTCTCATGATATTCAACATCATCAACCACCACATCATCATCCTCTACAGGATCTATAACAGGTGCTCTCTTGATAGCTGAACCGTGGAATGGATTTACAATATGCTCCCCAGCATTAACAGATATAAGGTATTGTATATCAGCATCTGTCATATCAAGTATGTCAGAGATGTCTAGATTAATAACCTTACCGTTAGGGAGCTGATAATACATTTACATAGTGTTACACAAATATACTCTGTGTAATAATAAAAGACTTAATATACAACTTGACAAAGAAGATTTATTGCATTACATAGCTAAAGCTCCAAGTGCTATGCCTAAAGCAAGACCTGCCATAATGGTATGATACTTAGATAGTCTCTTCAAGACTATTATCTGAGTAACTAAATCATCATGCTTAACCTGTAATTCTTTCCTATGTCTCTCATAGGTGCCCATATATAATGGACGTTTATCTTGCTCACTCATATTAAAAAATTGTTTAAAACTTGGATAATCAATGAATTATCCCTAATCTTGTATAAGATATACATCATCATATCCTATGAATAAGATAACCGCTACTGGTGCACTTGCTAAAAAGTATCTTAAGAAGTATCCTAACCTTCCTATCCTAACAATTGCTAAACTTATGTACGCTGAGAATGACATGCAGTTCAACAGTGTTGATCATGCGCGTTCATTACTTAAGCGTCATGCGGGATTAGGTGGTAAGCTTACAAGAACATCAGTAGATCCTGAATTACAAAGACCCATAACATATAACTATGCACCCTTTAATGATATACCAAAATCATATAAGTCTGGACCTAATGACTTTGTATTACCAGATGATGCTAATCATATTCTTGTTCTTTCTGATATACACTTTCCTTATCATGATGAAGAAGCTCTTGGTAGTGCTATTCAATACGGAATCAAGGAAGAAGTTAATACAATACTTCTTAACGGTGATGTCTTAGACTTCTATCAGTTGTCACGCTTTGATAAGGACCCAAGCAAACCTAAGATGCAAGTAGAACTTGAGCAAGGTAGATGGTTTATGAAAGCATTACGTACTGCATTCCCTAAGGCAAGAATCTATTACAAGATTGGTAACCATGAGGACCGCTTAGAGAAATGGCTAAGGATTAAAGCACCTGAATGGATTGGTATGGATGAGTTTGAGTTGAAGATGTTACTCCGTTTTGGGGAGAATCAAATACAACTCATAGACTCTAACTCTACAATCAAAGCAGGTAAGTTAAACATTATACACGGTCATGAATATCTAGGTGGCGGTACAGTAAACCCTGCAAGGAACCTATACCTTAAAGCAAAAGCTAGTACTATCTGTGGTCACTTCCATAGAAAGTCAGAGTTTATAACAAGAGACATCAACAACAATATCCAAGGAGCTTGGAGTACTGGTTGCTTATGTGAGTTATATCCTGAGTACATGAAAGGACATTCAGATTGGGTACATGGATTTGCGGTAGTTAAAATAGAAAAGGATGGTACCTTTTCAGTAGATAACAAAATGATTATTGACGGAGTAGTATCCTAACACATGGCAACTTATATTAAAGCAGGTACATATCAGGTCCCTCATTCTGATGAACAGATTGAGGCTAACATATATATAGATCCGCGAGTAATACAAGTACTTGATAGTGAGGAAGAACTTGTAGTAGAACTTACATATGAGGAACTCCGTGGTATCATGGCCATCATGGCAGCAGAGCAGGAGAAGACTCACCTGCGAATACAAGCGTTAGGTAGAAGTAATTAAACCTAACTACAAAGTGGGAGTCATTACAACTCCCACAATGTATCAGGTCTCTTCACCCTTAAACTTATACCCAGTCTACTTGTTGTAACTGAACCTGATCTCCTAAAGCATTAACCTTGTAGTTATCCTTGAACCATTGCTGTACATCAGTTCTTTCTAACCATTCCTTTACGTAGTCTTGGTGACATTGAGCAACAGTCTTGTTACTCTTACCATACATTTGGTTAATGACAAAGCCATAACTGTCATAGTATTTAGTAATGCCAACAGTAGCACGTTCCTCACGGTCAGTGAATCTTAATACAAAGTAAGTCTTGTTCTTAACAGAATCAGCGTAGTTAGTATAGACACAGTGACGCATCATTCTACCCTCTACATATAACTCCTTGTTGTCTGTAATTAATTCAAGACTACCATTGCATGGTAATTCATTGATATAATTATAGTCAAATTTCTCTACGCTATCCTGCTCAATATCCATTATCTCTTTAGTCCATTCATTATGAACCTCCAACATACGTTTCTTTGACCACTTGAAATCTATCTTGCGGTTAAGCATTTGTGCCTGCTTAAGCAAGTCACTCAATTCAAATGTCATATACTCCATATCAATAGCATATTCAATAGCATGATTAGGATCCTTGGCTACATCAACAAAGTTAGCAAGGCTCTGAACTTTCTGACCTGCTTTCTTATTGATATAATCCCATACTAATTCAGTTGATATATTCATACCACGCATAGTTGGGTTAACCTTAATGATAGCCTTGATTAAGTCACGAGGATTAGTAATCTTACCTAACAATACTCTACTTAAAATAGAATTGGTAGTACTGTTCTGTAATCCCAAAGGTGAATTGGTAAACCATTCAGCCTTAAAGTAATCACACATGTCCTTAACTAAATTAGGACCATTTATAACAGCGTTCTTACCAAACCACCACTTGAATTTCTTTGTAGCCTTGTCATAGGTACATCCCGCAGAAGCCTCTCTCTTAATATACATACCTGTCTTGTTATTCCATTTAGGAACACACGCATTACATGCCCAATACACATGAGTATCAGACTCTGCTCGTGTCTCATCTACCCACGCATGGGTATCACCTTTAAAGAATGCAAACCTTTGCTTGTCAACAGACTGTTGTTTGAGTTCTTCATACTTTACTTTTTGTGGAATTACTATTCCAATAAGATTAGTTACTTGCATTTGAGTTGGTTTTTTAGTTGAACTTAATTTTATCTTACCATTTGTTGTGCTTCTTATAGCACTTGCTTGGCTTAGCATTCTTTGACTTCTTATGGTGAGTCTTATAGTCATACCCATGTTGAGTAGTACTACAAGATACCAGGCAAGCCATTAATGTAATTAGGGTAAAGTACATTATAATAAGGGCGTTACTCTTTTTCATCTAACATTTTGTGAAGGTTAGTAACAGCATCTGAGTAGTTAGACATAGCAATGTCCAATTCCCTAACGGCTTTATCATAAGCAGTTCTTACTTGTTGAAGAGCCTGCAACTTAGCAAGGTCTCTCATAAGAGCAGTACGTTCCTCTTCCTGTTCTTGATAGTGAAAAGAAGCAGATAACTCTTGGTCACTCATCATATCCATAAATTCTTGGGTGTTTTTAATCTTACTCATAAGACTTTAGCTATTTATAGGTTTAGAAAAAAGAAAAAGGGACACCATTACAGTATCCCTTTTAATATATATGCTACTAATCAAACTTGATACAACTGTATCTGTCTGAGTTAATAGTCTTTAGCATCACTGCTAACGGACTCAATTCATCTCCACCTAATATAGACCTGATTATACTCGGGCTATACCCACTAACGAGGGCGGTGTTTGGTGTGTTAGTCTTTACAGGCACGTTACCAAGGCGTCCATTCACATTCCAAAAGATTATACCCGGCATCTGATAACCCCATTGTGCATACGCTTCTTTGATTATATCAAAGTTAGTACGACTACCACAGGCTTGGTCAAACTCCATATCACTAATAATCAGTAACTTAGTAGGCATATCTTCCTGTGCTACCTTACCTGCAACAGCGCGGTCAAGTAACACATTGAATGTTTTGATTAGGTCAGTGTTCATACCCCAATTTGCACCACGCAAGTTAACTACTCTTTCAGAAAGAGTATTACCTTGTACCATGTGAAACTGTGGGTCCTCACTAAACGTCAATACTAAATCCTTGAAAGGACCTTCATTGCGTTCAGAGATATACAAACCTAAACCTATGGATACGTCCATTGGTGTACCTTGCATACTACCTGATACATCACAGATAGGTAAGATACGCTCTGTACAACCTTCCATATAGTTAGGTAGAGATTTCCACATAGCATCATATGCTGATATGTTATCATCTTCATCCCATCTAAACGCTGTAATCTTGCTAACAAGGTCACTTGGAAATAGCACAGAGGCATTCATCTTCTGCTTACCTTCCATAACATCGGTAATATAAGAATTGTATCTTATACCATCATGTTTACTGAAAGATTTGGAATGTATCTTACCTGCAACAGAAGGAACTTGTGAATACTGAATAGTTTCCCATTCATTAGCACACATCTTCTGCTCAACGGTAGTAGACATAGAAGTTAATCTTCTTCTGAAAGAACCTGCTGATACCTTGAGATACTTATGCATAGCAACAAACCATTCACCATTACGGGGAAACCATTTGGCTAACAGATTAGCATTCTCATTCTCTTTCAGTTGGTGATCCAACCAATTAAGAGTATTATCAGTTGGTCTCTCAATGATAAAGATATCTTTCCAATAACCAAACACAGGTATATGTATAGCAATTTGCTCATACACATCCGGGAATGATATCAGAATACTTCTCATTATCACTTGGAAGAATCTCTTCTCACCTGCACCACCACGTGCATCACGTGCCCAAAAGAGAATCTTAATAGCAGTAACTCTATCTTCGCGGTATGCTCTGATAAATGCTTTTATGATATCTTCTTCAGACATATTACGGCTTGCACCTGCTACAAAGAACAGGTCAACACAGAAATTACCCGCAGTACTATGAGTAACTGCTCCGTTATTGGTAAGAGTGTCATTAGAAAACATTGCGTTGGTAAAATTATCCATTGCTTTAAAGGGTTTTGGTTAAACAATTAATGAGATTGGCAGGCCACGAGTATCACTACTTGGCTTTTGCACATACAACAGAATGAAGAGAACCAAACAACTAACTTGTTGTGGCCTACCTTTCTCTTGAGACTTTTATTGTCTCTTGCATTGTAGTTTTTTTACAGTGCTGATTCATTCTTTCATGTGCGGGGGGTATCTTATGTCAAACAGAATAGTGTTTAACCTTATAATTGTAGTTTTTATAGTGCTGAACTATACTTCAATTGACATAAGATAGGGTTGTAAATATACAGAATACGTTTATTCTTCAATTTACAATAGGTTATATACTCGTAGATACAGTAACCCAAACGCGCATATTTACTACGGTTGACGATTACTGTATCCCCAGAGTGTATTACTTTAGAGCATATCTAAAATTGCGGGTAACTCTTCTTCTTCATCACTAATAACTTTGCGGTAGTTATCATCTTCACACATAAGAGCATATACTCCATAGAACTCTTTCTTACTAATAGAAGAGAATACTATTAAACGAGTAGGTTTGTGAACGAGTAGGTAGGTGACCATGTGTTTTGCTATATTTGAGCAGTTTGGTAACAGTATACTGATTTTCAGTGAGTTAGTTTAACTAATAGGTGAGTGGTTAGTTGTGCTGTAACACACACTAACTCACTCATTATTAATTAGTTAACTACTAAAAACCGTCTACTGCTCCTGCATTCTCTGCAATTACACTTGCAACAGCACCACGCTTCATCATGCTCTTACTGAACCCGAAGTCAATCTGTGCTACAACACTCTTTGCTACTTCTTCTTTGAGCCATGGGTTGCGTTTTGCAAAGCCTTCTGCTCTCAACATGCCTGTATTATCCACGCGGATATTACCTTGCGTTGTTTGCGTAAACTCACAAACGTCCCCATGCCATTGAGATTCCCACACTAACGGTCTTTCTACTAACTCACCGTTATCTTCTTCAATTAACGGGTCATTGGTGTAGGTATCACCTTTAAATGCTTTAAAACTTGCTAACTCACTCTCTGTGGCGTTAACAATCTTGTACAACCATGTTGGGTTGCCATTCTTACTACGGTACTCGTTAATGAGTACACCTTTGAAAACTTTCTTTGCGTCCATTTTTTTAATAGATTAAAGGGTTAAGTGATTGATTTTTAAAGTGTTATCTTGTTTATAACACTTAAAGTAAGTAAAGAGACTCAAGGACAGAAGCCGAGGAAGAGTAATTCACCTTTTACAATTGTGAACATTTTTTAAAAACGTAACTACTTGATAATCAGTACAAAAGTGCGGTTGCTCCACCGGTGAAACACCAATAAAGAGTAGTACACCAAAGCAGTACATTGAACCACAAGATCTCACTTTATACTGCTCTATCTTTTTATCTCTTTACTTGTTTTACATACATTAAGTTAAGTAAAGAGATTTCAGGGACAGCCCCCGAGGAAGAAGAGGTGATAGTAACAAAGTGTAAGTTAAAATCCCCACGCACCATAAGGCACGCAGGGATATAGGAAACACACACACATCAGAACCCGTCAACAGGGTCCTGCTCAAGAACAATCACGGGCTTCTCGCTCATGCATTGTTGCTCAGCCATAGTACGTAAAGTACCAGGGTCACCCTTGGCAATGCCCGGGTATTGAACACACAAAGACTCATACACTTGAAGATAGCCACGCTTGGCATACCAACTATGAGTACCTGTCTTCTCATTAGGCTTTAAGGCACGGACAATGTCCACGCTAATACCTAAATTGCGGTTCTTAACACTGAAACTTGGAGTACCATCCGCATCTTCAACATAATACTGACCACGGTCAGCCTTATACTGCTCTTTCTCTTCACCTTTAAGTGTAGGAATGCGGTAGTAATACATTACAGATATAGAACCATCTGTCTCTCTGACCTCACGGTCATCTTTGAAATACGCTGTGAATCTTTTCACGTTTGTAAGAATTAAAGGGTTAATATAATTAGAAAAAGTAAAGAGTTTCATAAGCAAAAGAAAACCACGGTGTTACCCGCGGTATTCTTCTTCCATAACCCAATAGACTGTAATAACAATGAGGGAAAGGACTGACATGCCCCCAACATAGTTATCTGAATCCATGAATTCAGTGTACTTGGACCATCTGCCTGTTAACGCAACTGCGGTTAATGCAGGAGTTACAAGTACAGTGATGTAGATTGCCAAGGTTGTACCAATGGCTTTAAAGAATGCAATTAGTGCTTTCATGTTGTTTGATTTAAGTTAAGAGTTACCACCAATTGGTACCTCGTGGGTTGTAGTTCTCTTTAATCTTTGGTCTGAATGAATCTTCACAACTGCGAGTGGTTGTACAAGATGTTAATGCTGCTACTGCAAGGATTGTTGCAATGTAGAGCAACGCATAGGCTGTTGACTTTTTCATGTTGTTTGTTTGATTTTAGTAAAGAGTTTAAAGTAAAAACACACTAGTACAATCTGTTTCTCTCCGCGCGTGGGTGAGAACTCAGACGTATTCCTAATGTGTTTGATTTTAGTAAAGAGTTTTGGACAGTGAGGAGAAGGTGATAGTAAAAAATATAAAGGCTATCACCCCAACAGAACAGGTTGTTACGCCTGTTCTGTTATCTCTCTCCTCATTCAATCACCACCCACGCTTACCTCTCTCAAGGAAGTCTCTGTGGGTTAATGTTTTATCTATGAAGTTACGGTGAACCATTGTCACCACTTTACCTACAGCAGGGTGTTGGTAAGTACTTGTAACTACATAACCTTCTTCTTCTTTGAGTTTAATCAAATTAGATAAAGGAACTTTCTGTGCTAACGCTTGGTCTTCTGAGACCGTGATTTTCTTTTCCATGTGTATTGATTTAATGTAAGTAAAGAGTTATACATAAAATGAGATCACCACGGAATCTCTGTTGAGACCCGTAGTGATTTAGATTCTTATTGCAATTCCATCATTGCATCTAAGAATCTATTGAACATGAATAACTCATGGTTAGGCATGTCACAGATTGCATCAAAGATATCAATAGGTATTTCACCGCATTGCATCTTAAGTTGTTCACAGGCTTTCTTAATTAAGAATGCGCGTTGTGCTTCTGAAATCAAAAGTGTTATCATATATGTATTTAGATAAAGTAAAGAGTTTACATAACCTTAGCCACAAATCAAGCCCTAAGGCTTGATGATTGTGACGTGGGTGTCAGTCCAAATTAGAGTGGTGCCGCAAGGCAACACATCTACATTTGAGATAAAGTTTTCAAAAGAAGTTTGCTTTTTCATAATGTATTTAGCCCCAGTAAAGAGTTTATCATTGGGAACATTAAGGCCAGCTCTGTGAGGAGCCAGCCTAATATCATGGTGTGTATGGTGTAGCAGTCAAGCCATCAGTGTAGTCACGTTCAGTCTTTGAACATAACTCCTCATTGTACTTGAACTCACCCGTCTCTATCCATTGCATTACTTCACCTTCACAGGCACAGCAATACCACGTTAACGGGTCATTCTTATCCAACATTACATAGTAATATGGGTCACCATCAACACCTTTCTCAACAGTACCTGTGAGAATGTAAAACATAAGCATTAAACTTTTCATAATATAGATTTAGTTTTAGTAAAGAGTTTATGATACAGTTTGATGAACCCCCTAGAAAGGGAGCTCATCATTGTCAAAGTCTGATACTTCTTTGCTACCGAAGCCATTAACCATTGCTTGGTCATAGCAGTCCCAACAGTTTGGTTCATATTGGTTCTCCCAAGGATAGTAGCTTGTTCTTGTGTCTCCGCATTTACAGCGTTCTTGTGTTTGATTTGGATTTTGCATGATGTTATATTTAGTGATAGTAAAGAGTTTCCCTGTTGCAATGAAGAAAGGGGATTGCTCCCCTCTCATTACATCTTGTTAACAACACGTCTAACCTTAAGCATTTGCTTTACTACGTCAGCGTGATGTTCTTCACAATCCTGAATTGCTATCTCACGCAACTCTATCAGTATTGCAAGTCTACCTACAAAATAGTTATAATGTTCATGGTCTTTGTTCTCAAGGTTACGCTTAACCTGTGCCATTTTGATATCAATGATATCAATGTAATCAATAGAATCTTTCATAATTATGTATTTAATAGAAGTAAAGAGTTTCTTAATATGTATAACACACGGATTAGCTCCGTGCATTATACAATTGAACACCTGCTACTGCTATACACATAACACCAAGAGTGGATGTGAACACAGTACATAACGTGTCATTCACTGTTGTTCCTACCATGATTAACATGACAGACAATACAATGATTACAATGTAAAACCAAACAAGACTTTCTTTTTTCATAGTTGTATTTAATGCTAGTAAAGAGTTTGCCCTATATATATGCTAATGCATCATATACATATATATACATGTGTGCCCGTGGCCTGGCCTGCCTGCTCACATCATGTTGCTCCCTGCCTTGCCATGCACTGCACTGCACATGCTAGCCATGTCATGCATGCAAACACTTCTCCCTGCACAAAGAATTCCTAGCTTTGCTGCCTAATAGGTGAATCCTTAATGCTAGTGAAGAGGGGGTACACACCCAGCTCGCTCGGTGGTGGGCCATGCTGTATATACACCCCATACATCCTCTCACATAGATTACATTTTAAAAGCCATTACATCCTCTCCCCCATTATAAATCCCCTACACCAAATCACCCCGGGGGTATCCCAGTGAACCTTACTACCGGGGGTAGGTGAATTGTCTAGTTCCCCCTGGGGATATGTTGTCCCTAGGTAGAGATGTCCAGTTTTTTGTGTAATAAACTTGACATTCTTATATGTCCCTACGTATAGATATAGGGTAATACCGTATTCTTATATGCCCCTGCATGTAATTTCTGGAAAAGTTCATGCAAAATTATAGGGGGTAACTCGGGAAACTTCCGAGTTTGGCACCTTTTTGTTACGGAGTTTGGCACTCTATAAGTTGCCAATACTCCTAGAATTTTCCAGTAATGGCGGATTAGCGCGTACCCCTTGGGGATTATTTTCCACAATAAGCCTGATTCTGGTGAATATTTTCCACTATGGTTGTCGCAAGAGTTTACTATACTTGCGACTAAGTACTGCACAAGTAACCGTACAAGTACCCCTCCAGTACCCATCAAGCTTGTCACAAAAGTTTAACATATTTGTGACAGATGTGGTTTATAACATCTATCTCATATCAATGGTGCCAGGTTTATCCTGATATCTGTACTATAAAACGTACCCGGAGAGGTACGGAACATACTGTTCTTATAGCATAACATCCCTTACAGGGTATAAAACTGAGGTTCTTTGTTTCTTATAAACCACATTATAGTATGTTATACTATGCATTAACCAGAAAAACTAGGGGTTTTGACTGTTATATCATACTTTAGTGTGGTAACAATTTTAGCATATATTTGTTACGAGATGCTACAGTTTATTACCTACACCCTACGGTGGATATCTTCTAACCTAGCTATTCCTTTCTGGACAGTTGGTCATATCCACCTTAGTATTAATGTCTATGATGATTTAGTAGAGATACTTTCTTCTATAGGTATGAACCTTATAGTAGCTTTAGGATTCTATATGGAATGGCGGGAGCATAAAAAAAATTCTTGCCCGTAACAAATTCTTATATATATTTGTCACAACTAAACCAATGAACTATGTCATTATTTAAACAACTACGTGGTAAACGCGTGATGATTCAGAAGCCTGAACCAGAAACTAAGAGCTCTATTGTCCAACTTACCCCAGAGATTGAAGCACAACTTGAGAAAGAAGCTATTGCAAAATGGACTCGTCTTAAAGTATATGCTGTTGGTACAGATGTTACTGATATTGTAGCTGGTGATGAGGTATACATTACCCCAGGAATTCTAGCTGGTGCTGAGATCTTCAAGGTTGAAGAAGAAGTATTTATGATTGTACCGGATCACGCGGTAGCAATAGTATACTAAGAGATACCTTAACTGTAGGGTCTGCTTTACTCCAAACGCTTCTTATCTCGGGATAGGATGCGCCCGTAATGTAGACCCTACTCCCTTTTGCACCCATTTTTTTTTGTAGTGCTCCTAAAATTATTGTATCTTTGATATATGAGAAATGGTCTAGCTGGAAAATCTACAGGTAAGTCTACATCTGCTAAGTACTTTGCGGCTAATCCTGAGTCCCGTGCTAAGAAGAATGCTTATAACAAGGAGTATCATAGCACACCTGAGAGAAACAAGTACAGAGCTAAGCTGAATATGGCTAACCGTGCTTCGGGTACCTATGGTAATGGAGATGGTAAAGATGTTTCTCATACTAAGGCTGGTAAACTAGTTAAAGAAACTAAGTCTACTAATAGAGCTCGTAATGGTAAAGGAACTAATAAAAGACTAAAATAATGGCAACACCTCCTAACAACTTCTTTGCAGAAAACATATACACTATACCTGATCCAGAATCAGAACCAGTTGGAGCACCCAATGTAATTGTATTAGACTTTAATACTCTTGGTATTACTGATTACTCATTAAGCTGTGCTCAGTTTACAAGCTATCTTACATATGTATTCTTAACAGGAGCTACTACAGCTACAAGCCCTACGGTATACTTACCATCTACAAATAGTTTAAATGGTCAGACAGTAATGATTAAAAACGTTACACCTGATAACTATTCTGTACAACCTGTTGCAGGAGTACAGTTAGACGCAGGTACTTATCCATCCGTTACCCTAATGGCACTAGGTAATACAGGTGATCCTGGAGCAGTAACTGTAGTAGCTAACCCAGATCCTGTTAATAGCTGGTACATTACAGATGTATATGTCCAATTATAATTTGGATATGTAAACAAGTCTTCTTATATTATAGTATATATTAATCCATTAATCTAATCTAATCATGGACATTCTAAACTGGCTATATTTAGCTAAAAACAAATTTGTACGTACTACACCAGGTAGCCTTAGCGACTTAATGATCTTTGGCTCTAATGTAGGTTTTACTAAACGTGGAGATAAGTACCAAAACTACGCAATGGAGATTGGTGACTTTGCTCAAATCTTACCTCCAGGTCCAGCCGGTCCTCAAGGAGTTGCTGGTAATACCGGTCCTGCTGGTCCTGTAGGTCCTATTGGTCCTGCTGGTTTAAACTGGCAAGGCGCATGGTCAGCATCAGGAACTTATGTTGTAGATGATGCAGTAGGTTATGGTGGAGCCTCATGGTTTTGTATTGCTAACGTAGGTCCTACTGCTACAACACCTAATAGCGATCCTACTAAGTGGGCATTACTTGCCAATATTGGTGCAACAGGACCACAAGGTCTTACTGGATTACAAGGTCCAACTGGAGCAACAGGTCCTGCTGGTTCAGTAATTCCTCACTTAGAGTATAACATTCCTGAAAAAACAGTTTGGAACAATGGTCAAGGTAACGTTGCTTCTAACACTAGTTTTGGAGAAAATGCCTTACAATCTAATACCAGTGGTTTTTTTAATACTGCTATTGGTACAGATGCTTTAGCTGCAAATACAGGAGGAGGTTCTAATACAGCAATTGGGGCATCTGCATTAAGATCTACTACAGGGCCTCAAAATACAGGAGTAGGTACGGGTGTTTTGTATACTAACACATCAGGATCAGGTAATGTAGGTGTAGGTATAAACGCATTATTTCTTAATCTTAACGGTGCTCAAAATACGGCAGTAGGTGCACAGGCTCTTTATAATAATAGTACAGGAACAGCCAATACGGCTATTGGTCATAACGCACTTAATGCTAATACGGTATCTGAAAACACAGCTGTTGGTAAAGATGCTCTCGCTGTTAATACTACAGGAACAGCTAACACAGCAGTAGGTTATCAGGCTCTATCTGCTGCTACTAATAACGGTCTTAATACAGCAGTTGGAAGAAACGCTTTAAGATCAATAGTAGGAATAGGTAATACAGCAGTTGGTTATAACGCATGTAATAGTGCAGTTACAGGAGGTTTTAATACTGTAATTGGATACACTGCAGAGTCTGCAGGATACTCAAACTGTGTTGTTATAGGTGCAGGTGCAACAGCAACTGCTTCTAACCAATTTGTAGTAGGTTCAACCGGTACAGTTGCGGGAACTGTTGCTGCAGAAGTAAACACTTCAGCAAATGTTTGGAACGTAGTAATTAACGGAGTACCAAGAAAAATCTTACTAGCATAATGGATATCCTTAACTGGCTACGCATAAAGAAACAAAACTTAATCAGAACCACACTAGATAGTCCACAAGACTTACTAGTGCTTGGTGCTGATGTATCCTTCCAAAAGCGGGGAGATAAGTATCAATCTTATGCTATGCCTACAAAAGATTTTATTCAAGCAGGGAATATTGCTAACACTGCTCATTACGAGTTAGATATTACAGCTACTAGTGTTGTAACAGTAAACACTATTCGTGGTATTATTGATATTATCAATATGGGAACGTCTGCTCCCTTAACTCCTGATGCAGCTTATGCTAGTTCAGTTTCTTTCTTGATTGATAATCCAGATCTAGACCTTACTATAACTAACAGAGATAACGTATATGTACAATACTCAGTGTATTACAAAAACACTATAACTGATAATGTTATCCCTCATTTAATTGCTACAGGAGTTTCAAACGGATTAGAGTTTAATCTTTATAACGCTAATCCTACAACAGCTGGGGTTAATAACTGGGATGGTGATTTGTACGTTTATTATGAACTTTACACAATAAATAACTAACATGGATATATTAAACTGGGTATACCTACTCAAAAACAAACTGGTAAAAACTACAGTACAAGATCCTACACAAGATCTTGTAATACTTGGTAACAATGTATCTTACGCTAAACGCGGAGACAAGTACCAGTCTTATGGTATGACCGTAGAAGATTTTGCTGCATCTATAGTACCTGCTCCAGGTACTCAAATGAACTATGTAACGGGTATATTAGATCCAGAAGCAGAAAGTGATTTTATACAGTTACCTGATACTATTACAACCGATGCTTTAATTTTATACAATACTTACAAATTAGGTGGTATTGTAAACTTTAATGGGATAGGTGTATTATCTTATTCATACCTAATTGGTGTAATATCAGGAGATGCTAGACTTAGATTAATTAATGATGCTAGTGTGATTGGCGCTACTGGCGTAGCTACATATACTGGAGTATCTGGTACGTTTACAGTAAACGCTTTAGTAAGAGACGCAAGTACAGGAGCCGCTATACCACTTACATTTGCAACGATTGTGCTAGATAATACAATAGCAGGACCGGAAGATTACTTTGTATCTATTGTAGCAACTGCTGGAGCATCTTGGGTAGGTACAGCATACATAGATATTGAGTTTATGTCTGACCAAACACTATCTTACTTTAACTAATAAAACTTAAACATATGTCATTAAGAAAAGGATCATTAGAAGAATATTATAACAGTGTACCTGGTATGAAATCTGCAGGATGCGAGACTCCTAAACCAGGTGCTAAGCCAACGTGTTATCAGGATAAGGTAGAGCCTGATACACGGGCAAAGTTAAATCTTTATATAGCCCCTCCAAGAAACTAATAACTAATTAAGATATGTCACTAGGAAACGGAAACCCAAAAGAAGGAGATAAAGGCTCTAACTTTAACTACGAGCTAAAAGTATTACAAGGACTTCAGTGTACTTGTGATCAACTTAAAATTATTGATGCTAATACCGATGATGTAGAATTTTTACTTTCATCAATACTTACTACACTTCAAGCTAGTACAGAGTATGAAGCTAAGTTTGTAGTAGATACTTGTAATAGTGATACGGTATATTTAGAGGTAAGGGTATGGAATCCTGATACATCTACCTGGGGCCCAATTACATATTATCTACCAGGTAGTACAACACCTGTAGTTCCTCCAGGGGCGGCTACTCCAGGATGTTTAGTATATGCAGATCCTTCTGCTGTATTAGCACTTATATTAGGAGCTATTCAAGCAGGTAATGCTATTCTTACTGATATTGAAACTAGTGTTCAACTTATAGATAATTGTGTAGGAACAGATGGGGTTACAGCACCTGCAAACTCTTTTGTTATAGCAGGTGTTACAGCTAGTGGAATTCAACAAACTGTTGAGGTAAATGCAAGTGGACACGTTAATATTTCAGATGGTGGAGGTTCTATTACTGTAGATGGCACCGTAGCGGTATCATCATTACCCTCTGTAGCAATATCTTCATTACCTAATGAAGGTCAGCAGACAATGGCTAACTCTATATCAGTTGCCCTTGCTAGTGATCAAGCAGGTGTTCAAAGAACTCCTGCATTCCTTAGACCTACTGGTACATCGGGTACTATAACTGCAGGTAAATATTCAGCATCGTTCGCTAGTGTAGGAACCGCTGATGCAACAGTTGGTGGTATTACCCTTAAGCCAGGTGAATCATTAAACTTTGATGCAGGCGCTATTAACAATACCTTAGCTGCAATAACTTATAGTACCACAACTGCGGGAGCTGAGTTAATAATTATAACACTTGCATAATTATGAGTACACAGATAACAACAGTACCTACTCCTACACCTACGGGTTTTAAGTATAACATATCGGTATATTCTGGCACAGGCCCTTTGCCAGCAGCAACATCAGGACAAGCTATCCTTTTGTTTTTGGACGATGGTTCAGGTAGTATAACGTTTGAAGGGCTATCAATTTCATCAACAGATGCAAATGGTCTTAACGCAGCTTCTTTTATTTTACCTGACTTAAATAAACAACCTTTAACCCTATTTATTAACTCTTCTAGCTATACTACATTTAATAATGTTGCATCTGTAACAGTTGTAGGGGGAGCATATTTTGTTACTTCAAATGATTACAGAGGTACTGATCCAAATACCTTAAATGGTAAAGTTGGTTACTTTGAGTTTGGAACAAGTCAAAGTGTACCTACGTACAATGGTTATAGCATGGCCGGTAATTTAATGGCGCAAACTGTAACTACAGGTACTTTTTATATAGGCGTTGGTGGATTTTCAGCGGCTCTTACAGAAAGTGCCAGATCAGTTCCTGTAGCTGTTTCACAAGGTAGTATACAGGACGCATACCTTAAAACAGCGGGTGTAATGACGGGTAGTATGGAACTAACAATTATGATTACCGGTGTTGCTGTAGGTACTCCTTATACAATACCTACGGGTAGTGCGGCAGGAAGTTATACTTTCTTAAGTTCTGCCGGTCTTTCAAATGGAAATACAGTAAGCATAAGAGTTAGACAATCAACAGCAACAAGCTCAGGAGTAAATGGATTTGGTTGGGTTATTAAATAAAGCTATAACAATGGAATACACATATTTACCAGTAGAAAATACAACTCTTACGGAGTTGAGAACAGATAAGTTTATCTTTATGTTAGATAGTACTGAACCTGTTTATGATAAGATGCTTACAGATTTCCAGGACCCTATAAATATAGAAAGATTCATAGCTTTACTTGAAGAAGACTCTAGTACAGCGTTTCAGATTTATAATGAAACTGTCTGAGTTTAAGTATAAATTTCGTATATTATAAGTATATATATTTAAGTTATGGGATCAGCAGAAGCGTGGGTATTTACCACTAAAGATGTTATCTGGATAGTGATGACAATAGGTACAGGTTTATCAGCATACTATGCTCTTAGACAAGAGATAGGGAAGTTGAAAGGGAAGGTGGATAAACTCGCAAGTGACATGGACTCCCTAGAAACAGATCTTATGGCTAAAGAGACAAGCATCTATAACAGAATGGAAATACTTAAAGAAGATCAGAAGGCTGCTCACGAGAAGCTTGATCTAAAGATGGATAACCTTACTACGCACATGACTCAGTTGAGTACTAACATTGCAGAGTTAACAGGATACATAAAGGCTAAGAGAGAAGAAGACGGTAAACGAGCTTAACTCTTAAGTATTAGGTGCCCGCTTAGCATACCGTAAGATCTGCTAGCGGGTCTTTTTTTGTGTAAACATTTGGAGTTTAAACTTTTTATCATATATTTGTTTAAACCTAAATAAGTTACATCATGGAAAACCAACAGAAAGAGATGTCAAAAGAAGAGATGGCTGAAAGAAAAGCTAAGCTCACACAGTTCTATAAAGAACAAGCAGAGTTTCTTAAAGTACAACTAGTATATGAAACTCTTGTTGCTGATATTGAAGATCAAAGAGCACGTGCAACATTTGCACAAGCTAAGATTGCTCAAATGTTAGCAGGCCCTTCACAAGAAGAACCCTCTAATCCTGAAGAATAATGGCTATAGTAAATCAGGTACGCAAGACTGTTAAGATGGACTTATGGAGTATAGTTAAGTTCCAACTTGCTGTACACTCACATCTTAAGACAATGAATGTATCAGATTTAGATCTTAACTGTTTAACTTTCTTAGCATTATCAGGGGAGACAGAGCTTACTGAGTTCTGTGAAAGCGCTACCAAGAATAAGATTTTTAGTAGTGCTCAGTCAGTAAGAAACGCTGTAACTAAGGCAGAGAAGAAGAATCTTCTTGTAAAGAATGGTAAGAATAGAAAGACAATTACACTGAATCCGGAACTAAACATTCAGATACAAGGTAACATATTATTGGACTATAAATTTGTAAGAGTTGAAACCAAAGAAGTTGAAAGAACTCCTGAAGGAGTTCAGTCAGAAGTTTGATGATCCTGCTTTAACAGAAGATATAGTTCAGCACTACTGGCTATACCTTAGGAAAGCAATGACCAACAAAGAACACTTTAATTTTTCATTAAAGGGCTTAGGAAATTTTATGATAAATGAGAAAAAGTTAGACCGTGTATTAGCAAAGAGTCATGTGCATCTTAAAAGTTTAAACCCCAAGGAGTTTAAATCCTTTGCTAGGTATGATGCTGTTTTACATAATCATGAACAGCTAGCTAAAATCAAAGATATGATAGTTCAAGAGAATAGAAAAGGTATAACACTAAAAGTAAACAGGGTCAATGCTCAAAAAAATAAAGAAAATCTGGGAGAATAAGTGGCTCATTCTTGAAGGAGTCCTTAACTATTACTTTACTAGAAAGAAGATTAAGCGTGTTGCCTATTGGCGCAATGAGATATGTAAGACCTGTCCTCTGTTTGATTCAGAAGGATCTAAGTGTGAGATACCAGGTACACAGCCTTGTTGTGGTGATTGCGGCTGCTCTCTTAAGTATAAGACTTATAGCATGTCTTCATCCTGCCCACAAGGTAGATGGTTTGCTGTAATGACAGAAGAAGAAGAAGATGATATGAATGCTAAACTAGAAAATCATGGCAATACTATTTAAAGCTGATACACATACTTATACCAGCATTGATCCTAGTGAGAACATCTCATGGGTTAGTGTAACAGGTATTATATCTAAATTTAAAAAACCTTTTGATCCAGATGTTGTAGCTGAGAAATCTATTAAGAACAATAGAAGCAAGTGGTACGGGATGCAAGCTGAAGATGTGAAAGAAGCTTGGAGAAATGAATCACAGAAAGCTGTTAATCTTGGTACATGGTATCATAACCAAAGAGAGCTTGCTTATACATCATGTAGCACCATAGAAAAAGATGGTTGTATAGTACCTATTTTTAAACCTGTTGAAATTGATGGAATTAAGAATGCACCGGATCAAAAACTTGTAGAAGGTATATATCCTGAGCATATGACGTATCTTAAGAGTGCGGGGCTATGTGGTCAAGCGGATAGAATAGAAGTAATTAATGGAAAGGTCAACATATATGATTACAAAACTAATAAAGAAATCAAAACAGAGTCTTACATTAATTGGGAAGGAGTTAGTGATAGAATGCTTCCTCCACTCAGTCATCTGGATGATTGTAATCTTAACTATTATGCATTACAGTTAAGTTTTTATATGTATATGATTCTTAAACATAATCCTAAGCTTAAGCCCGGGAAGATGGTTATAGAACATATCTTATTTGAAGAAGCTGGTAAAGATGCTTATGATAACAGAGTTGTATTATATGACATGTCAGGAGAACCTGTTGTAAACTCAGTTGTAGAATATGAGGCACCTTACCTTAAGAATGAAGTGATAAGTATAATAAACCTTTTAAAAGATGCTAGTTAAGTTATTTGATATACAGGATGGGGTGATGGTACCAAGTGAAAGCTGTTATACATTACCTACACTTAGAAGAATCATGGATGAGTATCCTGAGAATTACATAAAAGTATATCAGTATTTATTCTATATGAGTTGTCCGAACCCAGACATTAACCCTTTTTTCCATATTGCAGATGATGATAAGGAAGAGTTTGTACTAGTTGAGATAGATGCAGATTTTACTTCTGAGGATGACTTTATCCCCGGAGCGCTAGAGTTCTGTAGAAAATTATATGAGACACCAACATCTAGAGCTTACAATGGTATCAAGCAAATGCTTGATAGACTTGGTAAGTATATGGAGGTAACCAATATAACTGATGGTAGAGATGGTAACTTAACAGCACTTATAAATGCTGCAGCAAAATACCAGCAAATACGTGATGCTTATAAGGGTGCTTATAAAGATCTTCAAGAAGAACAAGGGGGTCGCGCACGCGGGGGTGCAGGACTTGCATATGATCAAATGTAATTAATATGCTACAACAAACTGATATAGAAATTCCTACATGGGAAAATGGAGAGTGGTCAGTGACCACCTTTCCTACTCGTGATGATTTCAAGGACTTTGTATTTAGCATATTTAAAGAACCTGGTCAGTATGAGTTTGATGAGACTAGCAAGATGTTTAATGAACAAGCTAGACACTTTAATGAGTTTAACTTTTATTGCAAGGCCCCACAAGGAACTAAAGATTTTATAATATTTTGGAATGACCAGAAGAATAAATGTAGAGTAGGGGCTATATATAAAAATAATGGTAATGCTTGGTATATACCACGTGACTATTATATGTGGTTAAACTTTCTACCTATCTTCAATAAAGAGATTCAAAAGTTTGGTTTTGCTGATGTAAGAGATGCTCAGTATCACTTAGCCCTATATGAATGTCTAGCAGAGTTACATTATAGACATGCTGCTATTTTAAAGAAACGTCAGATTGCATCATCATACTACCATGCGGGTAAGCTAATTAATCAGATCTGGTTTGAGGAAGGAGTTACTCTTAAGATGGGCGCTAGTCTTAAAGACTATATCAATGAGAAAGGTACTTGGAAATTCCTTAATGAATATGAGGCTTTCTTAAATCAGCACACAGCTTGGTACCGTCCTATGAACCCTAACAAGGTCATGATGTGGCAACAAAAGATTGAGACTACTACAGGTATTCAGAAACGTAAAACAGAGATAGGACTTAAAGGTGTAATGCAAGGTATGTCTTTTGAGAAGGACCCTACTAATGGTGTAGGTGGACCATGTAAGTACTTCTTTCATGAGGAAGCAGGTATTGCTCCTAAGATGGATACAACATTTGAGTACATACGTCCTGCTATGAAATCAGGATTCATGACCACCGGAATGTTTATTGCTGCAGGATCTGTGGGTGACTTGTCTCAGTGTGATCCACTTAAGAAAATGATCACTAGACCAGATGCTAATGATATATATTCAGTTGAATCTAATCTTATTGATGAGACCGGTATTTCTGGTAGAACAGGATTATTTATTCCTGAGCAATGGTCAATGCCTCCCTTTATTGATCAGTACGGTAACTCTAAAGTAGAAGAGGCTCTTATTGCATTAGAT